AGAAAAGAAAAAAGGACCTATTGGAAAGTTGAAAGAAAAGGTTGAGGACTCTGAAGAGCATCTCGCCATTCTTTCAACTTTTGTTCGTTTAGGGATTCTTGTTTGGTCTGGTGGTATTCTTACCCTCAACTATGTGACCATTCCTAATTTCCCACAAGGGAAGATTGATCCAACTTTTATCGCCAGCGTTTTTACTGGGGTTTTAGCCACTTTTGGGGTCCAGACTGCGAAGAATAAGAATGGTAATGGTGGTGGTAGTTCCCCTTCAGGTGGTGTGAGCAAATCTGATCTGGAGAAACTGATCAATGCCGCCGCTCAAACTGCCCCTGCTCAAACGATTAGGATTGAACAAGCACCACTCCAAATCGGAAATCAAGGACCAGCAAAGTCAGACGATTCCTACAAGATGTGATGCCATGAATATTAAGTGGGCGACATTGACAGTGGGAGCATTATTTGGATTTGCTCATATCGGTATTTTAGGACATATTCTTAATAGACCACAATATCCTGTTATTAATTTTCCAGAGGGTGATTACTCTTCGTTCAAGGTTGAGTCTGGAAAAAATGGTTACAGTTTTGAATACAAGGCAAACGATCCTACTGTATTAGAATCAACCAAGTCCTTATTAGTTGATAAAGACAAGCGTGGACTGTTTGGTCCTACAACTGATATGCGTCGTGAACTTCGTAGTGATCAGTATACGATGGACGGCACTCGCAACATAGGAGGTGCTGTAACGCTAGAATCTGAGGGAAAGCCCCTTGCAAAAAGCGAAGAGTGCATCAGGGCGGACGCTGGCGCACGAAGTCAAGGTGCGATGGCGGGAACCGCAGTTAGTGCTGGTTTAGTCGTTCCTGCCGTTAGTGGCATACCTTATATTGGATGGTTAGCATCTGGATGGGCAATGCTTCTGGGTAACAAGGCAGGTTCAGAACTTGGGTCTGAAATTGGTTCCGTATTTAACGACTGTTAGGATAAATAATAGTGTAGTCACGGGCACAAGACCCAAGCAGGTTTCCCATGTACCGGGAACCTCACTTACAGAGAAAGTCAGATGAATGTGCTGACCTCTGGTTGTGGTGGAAAGAATTGTGGGACAGAGATAAGAGTAGTAGAGAGACGAAAGATGCAAGGCAAAAATGGTGCCAGTGCGTTACAGAACACGGGGAAATGGTAAGTCAGGAAGTCAAAACAAATCCCCGTTATAAGAATTTAAACCTAAGATAGATAGTGTAGTTGCGTAAGATTAGATGAAGTTCTTTTTCGCACTTCTCGCTACACTTTTTCTTGCTACACCTGCTTGGGCTGTAGATGTTCAAATGGGTTCAGGTGGTAACTTGATTTTTGACCCAGCAGATGTTACAATTAGTGCCGGTGAGTCAGTTCACTTTGTGAACAATATGCTCCCTCCTCACAATGTCATTGTTGAGGATCATCCTGAACTTGGTCACGAAGCATTAGCAATGATGCCTGGTGAAGAGTTTGATGTCACCTTCCCTGAGGCAGGTGATTACACATACTGGTGTGGTCCCCATAAGGGCGCTGGTATGATTGGCACTGTACACGTTAATTAATTCATGTCTTATAACATCACTCTAAAAACTTCTGATGGTGAACAAACCATCACTTGCGAAAGCGACCAGTATATTCTGGACGCTGCTGAAGAGCAAGGAGTAGATCTTCCTTATTCATGTCGTGCCGGTGCTTGTTCTTCTTGCGCTGGTAAAATTGAAAGTGGAACCGTAGATCAAAGCGATCAATCTTTCTTGGATGATGATCAACTTGAAGCGGGATTTGCCCTTCTCTGCGTATCATATCCTACGTCTGATTGTGTAGTACAAGCAGAGGTAGAAGACGAACTCTACTAACATCGGAATACCGTATGCAAAAACTTAACACGGTTGTTCTTAATTTAACTGTTGCAATCATTGACTACCTTTATAGTGGTAGACACTTCCAACGTTTCTGGGTGCTTGAGGAAATTGCTCGGGCACCCTATTTTGCATTTTTAAGCGTGTTACATTTACGTGAATCTTTAGGTTTACGTGGTCAATGGCACATTTATCTAATGGAGGAACATTTTGCTCAAACTCTTAACGAAACAGAACATCTGGAATACATGGAGAGTAGGGGTGGCAATTCTTATTGGATTGATCGCTTTGTCGCCAGACACCTTGTACTTATCTACTATTGGATCAACGTGGTTTATTATTGGGTATCTCCTATGTCTGCTTACCATCTATCCTACGAGATAGAAATGCACGCTGCAGAGACCTATGCAAACTATCTTGCATATGAAGATTATAATGATAAGGATATTTGGAGAATCATGAATGATGAGATCCAACATTTCCAAGAACTTGCAGAAGCTATGAGGATCATCGATCCTGATCACCTAACTGTAAGAGAGAAGGATCGTGAACCATTTCCACCAGATGTAAGTGATTTAGTTGTAAAGGTGGAGGAAACGGTATGAGTCTTTTGTTTGTATTTGCTTTCATTACGTTGCTAATTTCTGCAATGGAACTATCATGGCCAATGAGGTATAGGGGTTAAAATGGAAAACAAACCCGACAAGGAAAAGCAAAAACGAATTGATAGGATCTCAAAACATATTCATCCACATGATGATGAACCAGATCCTACCGCACACATGGGGAACTATAACTTTCCTCAGATGCTTTTTGCTTTCTGTGTCGGTTTTGCTACTATGTTTGTCTTAGCAGTTGATGAGATAAACGATTTTAAGGGATGTCCACTCCCAGAGTATTTTCAAAACGAGGTAAAAGGATGACTAACTACATGCCCGATTTTACAAAACAAGAATATGTTTTGATTATTGAGGCACTAGAAAAAAGACAGCATTGCTATATTGCTGGAGACAAAATGTATAAAGAGTATGCCAGTCTGGCAATTGAAATGAGGAGAAGAATGCAGAACGCAGTTCCCTGGAGGACATGATGAAAGTAGGATTAATCGGACTAGGACGAATGGGCGAGGGTATGTCTCGTCGTATGCTCAAACAAGGTATTGAAGTTTATGGATACCGTAGAAACTACGAAAAGGCAAAAGAAGCAGCAAAGAGTGGGTACATTACAGATGCTGCAGATTCTTTGGAAAGCCTTGTTCAAGTAGTAAAAAAGAAAGGTCCTGGTATCTTTCAACTTGTTATTCCCGCAGAATTAGTAGAGGACACACTCAATGAGTTACTACCATTACTTAGCGACGGGGATATTATTATTGATCATGGCAATAGCAACTTTAAGGATTCTCGCAGGAGAGCAGAAAGGTTGGTTAAGATGGGCATCCAATATCTTGACTGCGGTACTAGTGGTGGAGTTTATGGTCTGGAGCGTGGATACTGTCTTATGGTTGGTGGTGCAAGTGGTGCAGTATCCGTCTGCTCTCCTATCTTTAGGGCACTCGCACCCGGCATTTCCGCTGCACCCCGCACAGACACGTTTACTCGTGCAACCAGTGCTGAATACGGTTGGCTACACTGTGGCGGTCCTGGCGCAGGTCATTTCGTAAAGATGGTCCACAATGGTGTAGAATATGGAATCATGCAAGCATACGCGGAGGGGTTTAATATCCTGCATCATGGCGATCTTGGTTCCCATTACATCAAAGAAGGTGATGCTGAGGTGGCTCCGATGGAAAATCCGGCAGATTATCAATATGATATTGACACTGTTGAAGTGGCTGAGTTATGGCGTCGTGGTAGCGTTGTTGGTAGTTGGTTACTTGACCTTACCGCTGATGTTCTGCGCCATGATCCTAAACTGGACAAGTTCGATGGTGGAGTATCAGACTCTGGTGAGGGTCGTTGGACTCTTCACAGTGCTGTGGATCTCGGCGTACCCACTCCTGTTATTAGTGCTGCCCTCTTTGAAAGATTCAACTCCCGTAGACTTGGAGAATATGGAAACAAAATCCTAAACGGTATGCGATACATGTTTGGGGGTCACAATGTTCGGTAATGCACTATTGGTCCTCGCACTTCCCTTTGTACTATCCACAATATATTTCGGGATACGAAAAGGTGAAAATAACTACTACGACACAGACAAGTATGATGGAAACGGAACCGCTCACTAAACGATTGGTAATCTTCGGTGCTACCGGAGATCTTGCAAAGAGGAAATTGATTCCGGCACTATATCAACTTTGGACGAAGAATCTTCTTCCACCAGACTTTCTAATCGTTGGTGCCTCACGTAGAGAGTTTAGTCGTGATTGTTGGTTACAATCTCTTGGTGAGTATCCAGTTGATTTTACTCACTGGTTAGACTTCGTTTCTTGTGACTTATCATGTGAAGAAAGTTTGAATAAACTTCACGATGAGAGTGCAGATACTACTTACTTCTTATCAGTTCCTCCTCATACTTATTCGGACGCTGTTCGTAATCTGAAGAGTGCAGGATTTTTGGATGACCCTGAAAGAAGTAGAGTCGTCATTGAAAAACCTTTTGGCAATGATCTAAAGTCCGCCGAAAAACTTCAGCACGATATTTCTGGAGTCATTCGTGAACAACAGATCTATCGTATTGATCACTATCTTGGAAAGGATACTGTTAATAATATTCTTGCCACACGATTTTCTAATACACTTCTAGAACCTCTCTGGAATCGTAATTACATTGAAGAGGTTCAGATCTATGCGACTGAGACCATAGGGTGTGAAGGTCGTGCTCAGTATTATGAGGGATCTGGAGCAGTTCGCGATATGCTTCAGAATCATATGATGCAACTCCTGGCATTGATTGCTATGGAGGCACCTTGTAAGATGTGTGCTAAAGAGATTCGCAGAGAGAAGATTAAAATTCTTTCTGCCGCAAGGTTAGGTCAAAAACTTGTCACCGGTCAGTATGAGGGTTACAGGTCTGAAATGGGAGTTGGTTCTGAATCAATGACACCAACTTTTGTGGCAGGTGATTTGTATGTTGACAATTGGAGATGGCAGGGAGTTCCTTTTCATTTCATGACTGGTAAGAAGATGCCTTATCAATGTGCTGAAGTTGTTATCAAATTGAAAGCACCACCGTTGAATCTATTTGATGGTCATGAATATAATGATCGTATCGTTATGAGATTCCAACCAAATCCTCACCTTGATATTCGCATTGATATGAAGGCACCTGGTCTTGGTGATGATGTTGAAACTGCAACTTTGACACATCCATATCCTGATGGTGCAGTTGATGGTTATGAAAAACTTTTATATGATGCCATTTATTGTGATCAATCACACTTTGTTCATGCCGACGAAGTGTTAGAATCTTGGCGTATTGTTGATGATTTGTTGTGCGTAGGCGACAAGTGTCCTATTAGAACGGCACCTTACATTTACCATGAAGGTTCGTGGGGTCCAACTCACAAAACGGAGTACATCACCAAATGGGATTATCCAGCATAATACATAAAGCAGGAAACATTGCTGCTATTACACTTAACAATCCTTTCGGTATTGGTATCTTGAGTTTATCTTTAGTCGTTGTTCCTATAATTGGTATGAGTTTAGTTCACAAGTACGGTTGGGAACACTGGGAACCATTTGCCAAAAAACACTAATGGATAAAGACGAACTACGGGAGTTCTACAAAGGGCTCAGAGAACGCATCAAACAATTGAGAATGCAACATCTCTTTGAGGAACCTTGCCCCCTGTATGAGGATGATGATGACAATTAAGTTGTTATTATGTTTTTTACCACTAGCGATGATATGGATAGTAATGAAACTAAGTGTTTGGATGTTTGCAATTAACGACGAAAAGAACTATGTCCGAGCAGAATCCAGAAAACCACACGGACCATATGTGGCAGATGCATATGCAGACGTTGACGAAGAGGAAGAGGAGTATGGAGATCGCACAGACTATCGATAAGGCACTCTATCAGTATTATGTGGTAGAGAATGATTTGCCTGTGCCGAACTGGCGACAGATCAAAGATCCTCAGTGGTGGTTAGATTATCTTGATTCGATGGGTATTGATAGGAGAAATAAATGAACTTCGAATTGACAATGGAAGATTTTACAATCATTCAGAATGCACTACATTATTACAAACATGTTGACAAACGCGGACATTTCTCACAATACGATGAAAACCGTATAAATCAATTGAGAGACAAATTGTCTTATCAAATGATTCCTAGCATGAATAGTAAAGATGGAACTGTTCCTTCGCCCCCTAGAAGATCCTAACGGAGTTACCTGGAGTATTATCTGGTCTTTAGTAATACTTCTTGCTGGTGTTTTTTACGTTATCGTCTATATATTGGGTATAGATGAGAGGGAAGCAAATGGGAGCAATGACACCTCCAAATCGGAAGAGTTGTTACAACTTCCGAGTGACGGAGATCAACAAAGTTCTGGACGGGGACACGATTGATGTCACAATTGATCTCGGTTTTGACTTATATAAAAAAGAAAGAGTTAGAATTGCTGGTGTGGACACGCCTGAGAAGAGAACCAGAGACCTTGAAGAAAAGGAGCTAGGTATCGATGCAACGAATTGGCTCAAAGAGAAGTTGGACGGTGCCATTGCTGGGGATGATGATCTTGTTATTCGTACTGAGCTTGTTGGTGGTGTCGGTAAGTACGGTAGACTTCTCGGATGGCTCTACATCGGAGATGCCGATTCATCGCTTAACGAACAAATGATTGACGAAGGTTACGCTTGGCCTTATGATGGTGGAACCAAGCAAAAGAATTTTGAAGATCTCCGTGAAATTCGCAGGGCACATGGCACACTTGTTTAATTTTCTTCTTGCAGTAACCCTATGGGTGCAAGTTCCCCAGTGGCAAGATGACTGGTCACATTGTGCTGTTGATGTTCCTGATGTGGATTGTCATTGGTATATTGTGAATGCTGATAATACTTTTGGTGAAGGATTTGACTGGGAGACTGCTTCCTGGTTTAGTGTTGAAGGTTTGCTTGATATCAGTAAATTGAAACATACAATGACGGAGATTGATAGCAATGCCAGACATTCGTGATATTGATATTAGAAGTATTGAAGTTCGTGATATAAGAATTCCAAGTTGGATGACAAATCAACCAAGAACTCCATCTGCACCTCCAGTAACGGTGTATGTGGGAGTTCCTGTAATTGATATTCCTGGATGTGTTGAGGCACACCTTGACAATAAGAAAGGAACCAACGATAAGTTGACTGAGGATGACCCTGATGGTGCTAGGGTCTTTTGTGATGGTAATATGCCATCATTCAATCCAATCAACTACAATCCAGAAGAGTTGCAATACGAGCAACCACCACCAAAACCACCAAAGGTTAATCCACCAGAAACTCCTGCCCCACCAGAAGTTCCTAAGGATGCTGTTCCTAAAGTAGAAGAAAAGGAATCTCCTCCTTGTCCTGGACCTAATGCACCACGTATCGGTGATGTGGCACAGAACCAGAAAGAAAGAGTGTCTGGTTATGAACTACAGACGGTAAACGGTCAAGAGATCTGTGTAGTTCTTTATGAAGATATTCCCTTTACGGCACAATATCTACCAGCACCACAGGTCGCTGCGACCACTGCTGTAATTGCTGTGACTGCTACCTCATCTGCTCTTCTGGCAAAACCACTGGCAGACTTATTACTTAAAGTATTTAAACCTGTCATCAAAAAAGTGATGGCAAAGATCTCAAAGATCAGGGGGAAGAAGGTAAAGATCGACTCCCTAAAGGAGCGCCGAGATCTTCAGCGCGAACGCTCACAGGCGATTCGGACGCTGCGGAGGATGAAGGACGGGAAATAGAGTGAACGTGTGGTGCGATAGCGGTAACATTATCAACCACTACATCAGCACATATAGAATAGTATGGACTTTTTGGATGAAAGCGAATTCCTTTTTTCATCAAATCTCCACAATTCTTGAGACGGGCTATCTCAAAATCTAATCTCTTATTAGCAGTTAGTTGTTGCTGTAATGCAATTTGAGTTGCTGCTGCTTTTTTACATTGATCCTGTAAGTCTTTATCTAAAGGTGTACTCCAAGTCATAGAGAAACCTACAGATACGTTAGTATTATTTTTCTGTCCTGTTCTAGTCGGTACGTGATATAAAATATCTCCTGGATTATCCGGTGCTCCATCTCCCGTAGGATTGCCATTGGCATCAAAGTCACCTGTTAGATCGCGCATATCAAATACGGGATCCATATAGATGTCTTCATATGGATGTTGTTGGGCAATCGAACCTGTAACGAAGGGAGTGAAGTTCACAGTAGGACCCTGACACTGGATTCCACCGCCATATGTGTTAGTGATATAAGGACCCTGTAATACCTGGATCGCCTGATTGGTCACCGAGCCTGAACTATTTGCAATAGGAGATGCAGTGGCAGACACGCCACCAACACCTTCCGCTCTTACGGGTGCCGCAAATAGTAATGCGATTATTGCTGGAAGATACTTGTAGTGTCCGTTACGCTTGTAACGGTTGTCTCCC